CAAACAAATCATCTACAGCAAGAGATATATTAGGCCGTTTACAATTGGCCTATGAGAATATACCAAAGTTTTTACAACAAGGTGTATTAAACTGGAACAAAGGTAATATAGAATTAGAGAACGGCAGTAAAGTCGTGGCCGCTGCAACATCTTCAAGTGCAATCCGAGGAGGTTCTTATAATATAATCTTCTTAGACGAGTTTGCTTTCGTACCAGCCACTATTGCAGAACAATTTTTTAGTTCGGTGTTTCCTACAATTTCTTCTGGTAAAAGTACAAAGATGATTATTGTTTCTACACCTCACGGTATGAATATGTACTATAAGTTATGGACAGATGCCGTAAATAAACAAAACGATTATATACCTATTGATGTACATTGGTCAGAAGTTCCAGGCCGAGATGAAAAGTGGAAACAAGAAACAATACGAAATACAAGTCCTGAACAATTCCAACAGGAGTTTGAATGTGAATTTTTAGGTTCAATAGATACACTTATTAGTCCTACAAAAATTAAAGCTACACCTTATATTAAACCTTTACAGTCACAAGGTGGTTTAGATATATTTGAAAAACCTGATAAAGAAAAAATATATGTTTGTACTGTTGACGTGTCAAGAGGTCTTGCAAAAGATTATTCGGCCTTTATTATATTTGATGTAACCAAAATGCCTTATCGTGTTGTGGCCAAATATCGTAACAACGAAATTAAACCTTTAGTTTTTCCGAATGTAATAGAACAAACTATAAAAGGATATAATCACGCTCATACATTAGTTGAAGTAAACGATATAGGTGGCCAAATATCAGATGCATTACAATTTGATTTAGAGTATGACAATCTATTAATGACTACACAAAGAGGTAGAGCTGGTCAAGTATTAGGTACGGCCTTTAGTGGTAGAGGCAGTCAGTTAGGTATTCGTATGACTAAACAAATTAAAAAAATAGGTTGTTCTAATTTAAAGACTATTATTGAAGCAGATAAAATAGTTATAAATGATTTTAATATCATAGAAGAAATGTCTACTTTTTCACGTCAACACAATTCTTGGAAAGCAGAAGAAGGTTGTAATGACGATTTAATGACTTGTCTGATTATATTTGGCTGGTTATCTAATCAACCTTATTTCAAAGAATTAAGTAATTCTGATGTACGTTCTAAACTATATGAAGATCAGGCCAATATAATAGAACAGGATATGGCTCCCTTTGGTTTTATAGATGATGGTACACCAGAAGAAGATAAGCCCTTTAAAGATGAGTATGGAGAAACGTGGCATCCAGTAGTTAGAAAAGGTGAGTAATGTGTACAAAATACGCATTTTATAAATAGATGTATATGAAATTTTGACTATGGGCGTATGAATAATACGACAGTTGGACTATATGAAACAATTAGCTAATTTATAAAAAGGAGAAAACCGAATGGCATTTCAAGTATCACCAGGCGTTCTCGTACAAGAAAGAGACCTAACAAGAATTATTCCAGCAGTATCAACGTCAGTTGGTGCTTTCGCAGGAGAGTTTAGAAAAGGTCCGTTAGATGAAATCATAACGCTTTCTAGTGAACAAGAGTTAGTAGAAACGTTTGGTAAGCCAGACTCAAATAACTTTGAGGATTTTTTTAGTGCTGCCAATTTTTTACAATACTCTAACGCATTAAGAGTAGTACGAGCACAAAATTCTTCAGTAGCAAACGCAGTTGCTTCCGGCAGTGCATTTGTTATTAAGAACGAAACAGATTATATTAACAATTTTGCAACAGGCCAAGGATCAGTTGGCGAGTGGGCTGCTAGAACAGCAGGCGCTTGGGGAAACAATTTACTTGTTTCTATATGTCCTTCAGCTGCTGCATACGAAACAACAGTAGTAACAACTTTAGGTGTAGCTGCAGTAGCAGGTGCAACTTCAGTAACAGTTACAAGTGGAACAAATATCGCCGTAGGTGATATTATTAATTTTTCTACTACAGCTTCTACAAGTGATTACAACGACGGTCACGAGTATAGAGTTACTGCTAAATCAACTAACGTAATAACTATCGTAAGACATCCTTCAGGTACAGGTGGATTACAAAGAGATGTAGTTATAAACAGTAACATAAGACGTAGATGGAGATTTTACGATCAAGTTGCTGGCGCTCCAGGAACTTCGCCATACGCTACTTCAAAAGGTGGATCAAATGATGAAATCCACGTAATAGTAGTAGATGAAGATGGTGGAATTTCAGGTACAGCAAATACAGTATTAGAAGTTTATCAAAAACTTTCTAAAGCTTCAGATGCAAAAACACCACAAGGTGACACAAATTATTATCCAACAGTAATACAGACAAGATCAAAAAATGTATATTGGATGGATCATAATTCTGGTGGATCTAACTGGGGTAATACTGCATCAGGTACAACTTTTACAGCAGTAACAACACCAACATTAACTTCTTTACAAAGTGGTTCTGATGGTTCAGCTGTTACAGTTGCACAAAAGAAAACAGCATACGAAAAATTCCTAGATTCTGAAACAGTGGATGTAGGTTTAATTATTGCTGGTCCGGGAGATGCTACTCACGTAGATAACGTAATATCAATTGCAGAAGATAGAAAAGATGCAGTTGCTTTCGTATCACCTGAAAGATCTGATGTTGTTAACGTAGCAAATGCAAATACACAAACAAGTAACGTAATAGGTTTTTATAACTCAATACGTTCTTCTTCTTATGTTGTATTTGATAGTGGTTACAAATATCAGTATGACAGATACAATGACGTGTACAGATTTGTACCGTTAAACGGAGATATTGCTGGTTTATCAGCAAGAACTGATTTAATTGCCGACAGTTGGTATTCACCAGCTGGCTTTAATAGAGGTACTATTAGAGGTGCGGTTAAGTTAGCTTTCAATCCAAATAAAACACAAAGAGATGATCTATACAGAAATAGAGTTAACGCTGTGGTAACATTCCCCGGCCAAGGCACTGTTCTGTTTGGTGATAAAACTGGATTAAGTGCTCCATCTGCTTTTGATAGAATCAATGTACGAAGATTGTTTATAGTTTTAGAAAAAGCAATCTCTACTGCTTCTAAATTCCAATTGTTTGAATTTAATGACGAGTTTACTAGAGCAAACTTTAGAAATATCGTTGAACCATTCTTACGAGAGGTACAAGGCAGACGTGGTCTCACAGACTTTTTAGTTGTGTGTGACGAAACGAATAACACAGGCGAAGTAATTGATAGAAATGAATTTATAGCGGAGATTTTTATAAAACCTGCTAGAAGCATTAACTTCATTACTTTACAATTTGTAGCAACAAGAACTGGCGTTTCTTTTGAAGAAGTAGCTGGGTAATTTTAGAATAGGAGAATAAAAAATGGCAAACATTAATGACTTCAAAGCTAAACTTGCTGGCGGAGGCGCTCGTGCCAATCAGTTTAAGGTAGTAATGCCTTTTCCTGGTTACGCTCAAGTTGGTGGCGAAATAGAAGATCTGGCTTTCTTATGCAGAGCAACTTCTATACCTGCTATGACAATCGGTGAAGTTGACGTTAAGTTTAGAGGACGATCAATTAAGATTGCAGGAGATAGAACATTTGCAGATTGGACCGTTACAGTTTATAACGATACAAACTTCAAAGTAAGAAATGCTTTTGAAAGATGGCAAAATGGTATCAACAATATGACAGACAATGAAGGATTAACAAATCCTGCTGACTATCAAGTGGACGCATTTATTGACCACTTAGATCGTAACGGTAATACTGTTAAATCATATACACTAAGAGGTGCTTTTCCAAAAGAAATCGGCGCTATTGATTTAACGTATGACGAACAAACAGCGATTGAACAGTTTGTTGTAACTTTTGCTTATCAGTATTTTGAAACAAATACGACTACTTAAAACTTATATAAGTAGTAGTAGAGGAATATAAATTATGGCTGATCTGTTTGGGTTTTCAATAACCCGTAAAAAACAAGAGCAAGATCCGAAACAAAACTTTACTACACCTCAAGCAGACGACGGTACAACAACCGTCGCTGCTGGAGGTTATTTTGGTTCGTACCTTGATATGGAAGGCACGGCTAAGAACGAAGCCGACCTTGTAAGACGATATAGAGAAATTTCATTACATCCAGAATGTGACCAAGCAATAGAAGATATTTGCAACGAAGCAATTGTTTCTAGTGAAGAAAAAGATTCTGTAAGAGTTACATTAGAAAATATACCTTTTGGTGACGAAGTCAAAAGAAGAATAGACGAAGAATTTTTAAACGTACTTAAATTAATGAATTTTAGTACAAAAGGTTTTGAGATATTTAAAAGATGGTATGTAGATGGTAGAATATTTTATCAAAAGATTATTGATAGAGAAACACCTAAAAACGGTATAACTGAATTACGTTATATTGATCCTAGAAAAATTAAAAAAGTAAGAGAGCTTAAGAAGATGAGAAGCACTGTAGATTTATCTCTTACAAATGATTACGAAGAATACTTTATGTTTAATGAAAAAGGTGTTGCAGGTTCAACATCAGGTTCAGGTGTAAGAATTGCAGCCGATACAATTGCATTTTGTTCTTCAGGTCTAGTAGATCAAAACAAAAATATGATCTTGTCTTATTTACATAAGGCAATTAAACCAGTAAATCAATTACGTATGATTGAAGATGCTGTTGTTATCTATCGTATAGCAAGAGCACCTGAAAGAAGAATTTTCAAAATAGATGTTGGTAATCTACCTAAACAAAAGGCAGAACAATATTTAAGAGATGTAATGGCACGTTATAGAAATAAACTTGTCTATGATGCCAACACAGGAGAAATTAGGGACGATAGAAGTTATATGAATATGTTGGAAGATTATTGGTTACCAACAAGAGAAGGTGGAAGAGGAACAGATATTACTACTCTACCTGGTGGCCAAAATTTAGGAGAAATGGCCGACATAGAATATTTCCAAAAGAAACTTTATCGTTCTTTAAATGTACCAGTAAGTAGATTAGAACCAGCTACAGGTTTTAGTATGGGCCGTTCTACAGAAATTACAAGAGATGAATTAAAGTTTACTAAGTTTGTTCAAAGATTAAGAAAGAAATTTACTGAACTCTTTAATGATTTTTTAAAGACACAGTTAGTATTAAAAGGTGTAATATCTATAGATGATTGGCCTGTAATACAAGCTAATATTCAATATGACTTTTTACAAGATGGTCACTTTGCTGAATTAAAAGAAAGTGAAATGTTAAAAGAACGTGTTGCTTTAGCTGATGGTTTAGAAAAGTATGTAGGTAAGTATTTTTCACAAGAATACATTAGAAAATTTGTTTTTAAACAGTCTGAAAAAGAGATTAAAGACATAGATAAACAAATAAGTAAAGAAGGCCCTTATGAACCTGCAGGTATGGACTCTTTAGGTGGTACAGAAACACCTAAGAAAACTGAAACTTTATTATAAATATAACAAATGGAGAAAAAATGAGTGAACAAGTTAAAAATTTTATTGACAAATTGTCATTAGGACAAGCAGCTGAAGCTGGCGAAGCATTTAAAGATGCTTTAAGAGATAAAGTTGGAGATGCATTAGAGGCAAGAAGAAAAGAATTAGCTGGTGTATTGTTTCAAGGACAAATTGAAGCAGAAGCACACAGTGAACCAAAGCCAGAAGTTGCTGAACCTTTTACACAAACAGCGGCTAAACTAAGCACAGTCGGTGATGAAGTCAAGAATTAGTAATATATTAAGAGAAACTAATCTTTTGGATTCAAAATCCTACAAAGAATTAACGCCTGTTATGAAAGAAGCGATTAAAGAGATTTATAGATTAATTGAAAAAGAACAAACAGACGTGTTAAAACGATTTGATAAAGCCATAGAAAAAGTTGTGGCATCTCGTAATATAAAAAGAGAAGATATTGAAAAATATTTTGACAAAGAAATAAACGAACAAATAGGAGTTTAAAGGAACTATGGCAACATTTACAAAGATTTTATCTGATACAAAAACACACGCCAAAGTATTACTAAGCTTTGACAACGATAGTGCTACGACTGCAACCGCTGTTGATGCAAGTGCTTTGAGTGACTACGCTAACGGTGCAAAATTACACATTACACATATCAATCACGGTATTGATGGTCGTGTTCAATTACAATTTAAAGGTTCATCTAGCGATGTGAACGCAATTGACATTGCAGGTTCAAATACTTATTACGGTGCTGTAATTAAAAATACAGCTACAAACGCAGGTTCTACAGGCGGTGATATTGAGGCCGTTTCAACAAGTGCTTCAGGATATATTTTATTAACTCTACAAAAAATAGGGTTTGCTGAGAACGCA